CGTCATCAATGCGCTTTTGAATTTGCGCCATTTCTTTCAGCAACGCGCCGCGCACATCCTCCTTTGCATCACCCGTTAGCAGCATGAACCCGTCAGCCTTTGAATAAGCCGCCATCAGCATTCCGATCACGCCGTCAAGGTATGCCGCGCCGCCTGTCTTTTGCGCGTTTTTGATTTTTTGCAAAAAGATGCCAATTTCATCAATGACGTATAGCGCCGCCTGATGCCGGATCAGGTTGCGGACAATCTCTTGCTCTGACTTGATAGCGCCGTGCGTAGCGCCCGCAATGCCAGCCGCGCGGTGAATGTGCGCCACGGCCTGTTGGATGGCCTCCTTGCCCGTCCTAGAGCCTGCCACGCAAAACACAAACAGGTTGCAGTTGACGCCATCGCGGTCGTCGGTGTGTCGCAACCCTGCCACGTTGCCCAGTGCCGCCAGTGCACCAGCGACAGCAAGACGTTTGCGGGGTCTGCGTGACTGATCTTCGATCCACTGCGCAAGGACGCCTGTAAACCCCGGCGGGGCTGTTAGATCAACGCCAGCAATATCGAACGGCAAGCCGTCTTTCCTAGGTTCATCCGGCTCATCAAATGACAATGACGAGTCCGGCGTGAATGATACGGGCATCCGCCATCCTGCCGCTTCCGCGTGATGTATCAGTGTGCCGATTGTGACGGGGTTTGCGCAACGTCCGAAGCTGTGCCAATGCGCATCCATCCCTTTGTCATCGTATTTGGTGCCCGTTTGCGACCATTGATCCCAAACCGAAAATCCCGTGCCACCTGTTGCGTGATGGATAGCCATGCCGATCTTGATCCAGATGTCATAGTCGCAGTCAGCATCAACCGCGCCAACCATTTCGGCAAGTTCAGCCTCGGATACATCAATGGACCGCCCGTCATATTCAGCGCGGTGACGATCCGGCTTGCGTAGCAGGTCCACCAGTGCGGCGGGCGCAGCGTCAATGTCATCAGGTCCACCGTGCGCAAGTTTGTATAGGTTGCCGCTTGCGTGCCGTGAACCTGGCCCTACGACAAAACCCGACGCCTTAAAGTCAAGTCCGGGATAGTCCGCGTGATGCTGTAGCAGGGCCACGTTTTCGGGCGCTGTAAAATACAGGTGCCTTGATCCGCCGCCGCTGCCTGTCTCGACAATCATGCCGCTGCCTGCAATTTCTGGAATGCCTGCGGATAGCTTTTCAAAGCTGGCAATGCCGCCATTGCGTGCATCAACATCAATGACTAGCAGGCCCTTGCACAAGACGCCGAAGCCAGTTGCAAACTGACCCGACATTTCCATTGCGTCAATTTGTTCATCATCCCAATGGGGGGAATGCTGCCAATTGGCAAAAACAGGGTGCTTGAATGCCGCTTGGCAGTGGGGGTTTCCGCAATCGCAGACGATGCCGCCGTTCTTGTCTTTATGTGCAGAATACAGGCCAAAAACACGCAACCCGCTTTCCCAAAATTCACGATGCATCATTGTGTTGCTTCCCCAGCCTTACCACAGAGGCCGCGCCCCTGCTTTAATTCATTGATCTGATAGCGCCGCAATTCCGGCACATCTTCGCCCCACCTGTGAACGGCTTGGCGCGTTATTCCTAAAGCCTTTGCAAGCTGGTTCATGCTTCCAAACTCTTTTATCGCTTCATCGGTTTTCATTGTGCTAACCTTTTTTAGTAAACCATTGTTGACACACTAGCGACGATTGGTATAGGTTGCAAGAGCGGGATTTGGAGCGTGACCCGCCACGCTGGGCAGTGACCCGAAACATAAAGGAGACGACATGACAGACATCATGTCAACAATCGCCAAGCCGCAAGATCGTGCGGTTATGGTGACAATCTGTGCCGATAGCGGCATGGGCAAAACCAGCCTTGCCGCTGCATTTCCAAAGCCGATCTTTATCCGCGCTGAAGATGGATTGCAGGCCATCCGAGAAGATAACAGGCCAGACGCTTTCCCTGTTTTGGCTGGATCAAAGGCTGCGGACGCGGTGCAAATGCTATGGGATCAAATGATTGCATTGCTGCAAAACGACCACCAATATCAGACCGTTGTCATTGACAGCGTGACGGCATTGGAGCGGCTGTTTGTGTCTGCGGTGCTGGAGGCAGACCCGAAGGCAAAAAGCATCAATCAGGCAATGGGGGGGTATGGCGCTGGCACGGCTGCGGTTGCCGCGATGCATCAACGGGTACGCAAGGCGGCTGGAATGCTGAACACGCGCAAGGGAATGCATGTGGTCTTTGTGGCCCATGCCGATGTTGAAACCATGAAGCTGCCGGACAGTGACGACTACATGCGTTATAGCTTGCGGTTGCCACAAAAGAGCCTGCCGCCATACGTTGACGATGTTGACGTTGTCGGGTTTTTGCGGCTGGAAAGCTACGTCACTGGAAAGGATGATGAGCGCAAGAAGGTTACATCAACGGGGGATCGTCAGTTGATTGTTCACGCCACGGCAAGCAACGTCAGCAAAAACCGCTTTCACATCACCGAGCCGCTGGACCTGCCGGAAGGCACCAACCCGCTTGCGTTGCACATTGCATCGCTGAACGGATACAACGCGCCAAAAGTAGCAGGCGCGACAATCGAAACCCAAGCAGAAACGGAGACAGTTTGATGTCATTTTGGGACCTTAGCGACGGCGATACAGCCGCCAACACATCGACGGAATATGAAATTCCCGGCGGGAATATGGAGCCGATCCCTGACGGGTCAAGCGTTCTTGCCATGATTGACGAGGCCAAGTGGGACAGCAAAGACGGCAATGATTATGTCAGCTTGCGCTGGACTGTGCTTGCGCCTGATGAGTTCAAGAACCGCAAAGTGTTTCATAAGTTGTGGGTCACTGACGATGATCCGCAGGCGAAAGACCCTGCAAAGAAGCGCGACAAGGCACGGCGTATGCTTGCGGCGATTGATGCGAACGCGGGCGGCAAGATGACGCAAAAGCCGGGTGTGCCGACTGATGAAACCCTTACGGCGTGCCTGACAAACAAGCCCATGATTATCCGCCTTGCAGTATGGTCAATGAAGGATAACCAGTCCGGCGAAATGATGTCGGGCAACTGGGTGCAGGCATGTGCGCCAAAGTCCAAGGGTGTTGATGTCAAGGCGGCTGCACCGAAGAAGGCGGCGGCGCAGACCTATACGAACGACAGCGCTGCACTCCACGACATACCGTTCTAAGGGACAACTACCCGCGCCGCGAAGGTGGCGACCGATTACCCGGAGTATTCCGAGGCGCGGCGCGGGTAATTTTTGCATGTTATCAGAAAGGGAACCGCAATGGAACAACAGCCGATGGAACAACAACAGCCGATGGAACAACGTAGCGCGGAATGGTTTGCGGCTAGGCGTGGCAGGATTACGGCAAGCAGCGTAGGGGCAATCCTTGGCAACAGTCCGCACACGAACCGCGATGATGTAATGCGCCGCATGGTGCGAGAATGGCACGGCGCGGAAAACGAATTTCAAGGCAACATCGCAACAGAATACGGCACATTCCACGAGGACGGTGCTCTTGCCGAATACCAGATGGAAACGGGAAACGCAGTGACGCCTGAAGGGTTTGTCATGCGCGAAGATTGGGCCGGTGCATCACCTGATGGATTGATCAACTTGACGGGTGGCCTTGAGATCAAGTGTCCATTCGGCAAACGGAAAATGACCGCCGACGATGAATTGAAAACGCTTGATGAACAGCCGCACTATTATGACCAAGTGCAGTTTTCGCTATGGGTATGTGAACGGGCATGGTGGGATTTTTATCAGTGGACGCCGGTTAAGACATCGATTGTTCAGGTCATGCCGTGCAGCAAGTGGCGTGCTAAAAACCTGCCGAAGTTGCGGCAATTCTTTGCGGAATATCTGCACGAACGGGAACACAATGCCGCGCCATATTTGGAGGACAAGCGCGTTGAAGTTGACACTCTTGAAGCCGCGCGAATGGTTGCGGAATGGGATGAATTGACCGAAGCGGAGGACCGTGCAAAGGAACGCAAGAAGGACTTGCTGTTGCAAATGGTGCAGCACGCGGGCAGCCGCAACGCTGTTTTTGCAGGGCGCAACCTGACGCTAACCAATCGCAAAGGCTCTGTGGCCTATGCCAAGGCGATTGCGGAATTGTTGCCAGATGCTGACGTTGAAAAATGGCGGGGCAAGCCTTCCGAAAGCTGGGGGTTGCGGTAGATGATAACTAAGAAAGCAAGGATTGACGCTTGCAGAGAGCTTATAGACAGAAACCATATAAACATACCGTTTCCGAATAAGTGTCTTGATGAATTCAAAAAGCTAACTGGGTTCGACTTTATAGACGGAGCGATAAGGAGGAAGAACCTAGAATACCCAAGCGACCCCAGGCATGTGCATATTTTGGTTT